TTTGCAATATAAAGAAAACTATGTCAACAAACCTACTCGGAGAAATCGCTGGCAACATGGGCACATATGTGGTCAATGGCACAGCTGAAGTGACCAAGACCATTGATGCAATCGTTGTGCTTGAGGATACGATCTTCAGCTCAATCAAATTGGCTGGCACTGATGTCAAGTCGAGCTACATCCAAGATGCTGCCATCGCAATCAAGCCAGGCACCATCATCACTCCAATCAATGACGTTCAGTTCAGCGGACTTCAGCTCACAAGTGGTTCAGTAGTATTGGTACTTGGATGATGTACGGATTCGCCATATCGCTATACAACACCACTCGATGGATATACCATTCAGCATTGGTAGGCACTGGCATTCGCATCACAGAAGATGACGACCATAGATTAACCGAAGACAACGGAAAACGAATAATAGAATAAAATGGCAAACATTAAAATAAGTCAACTAACGCCCAAAGGAGCGAACCTCGCCTCAACAGACCTACTCGAAATCAGTGAGAGTGCTGGAGGTGGAACATATACAACCAAGTCAATCACTGGTGCGCAAATCAGAGCTGGACTTCAGTCAACACTCACACTCACAACAACGGGAACAAGTGGAGCGGCTACGTTAGTAGGTTCGACTTTGAACATTCCGCAATATAGCGGTAGTGCAAGTGGTTTGCAAGGAATTCATGCTTTATTGCCTTTGGCAAGTGGACAAAGCACCACTTCGAGTATATCTGGTTTTGCATTGACAAACACTTTACCTGGAGTTGCAAACAGAATTGTAACCTATCCATTTATACCAAATAGAACTATAACTTCTTCGTCTTTATATTTAAATATCACTGCGGCAGTTGCTTCATCAAATGCCAGAATTTTAATTTATTCGGATTTAAACGGATTGCCAAATACTAAACTTTACGAAAGTGCAAATTTAGATTGTTCAACAACTGGTTTTAAGACCGCAACAACTACATTCACTTTTACTGCTGGAACAACTTATTGGCTCGCCATACATTCATCATCAACACAAACATTCAGCGCAATTTCAAACTCTATGTCCATTCCTATATACTATTCTGGTACAGCATATTTTAATCAATACTATATATCAGCAACGTTTGGTTCTGCTCCGAGTACATTTGGTACAGGAATTGGAAGCCAAAGTAATTTACCAGCTGTTGTAATTACTATTTAAATTTAACGCCATGCCGCAAGTAAGAAACGAAATATACGACGAAAACGGACTTGTAAGAGTCGAGTTCATCGAAGTAGACGAGCCAACCGCAGAGGAATTGGTCGCACAAAAAGAAGCCGAGTTATTGGCTTTGTACGCAGAGTTGAAAGCCTTAAAAGGTGAGTAATGGCGCAGACAACCATAGCATCACCTCAAGTCATCACACCGGCATACAACCCGGTGAAGTTCATCGTTGACTCAACCAACAAGAACCTCACTGGCTTTCGTTACATTTTCGATGTCTATGAGTCAGGCACTTCCACCAAGATAGCAGAGTACAAAGTTCTCCCAACCTATGGCACTGGCTATGGTGAAGAGGACCTCTCCAAGCTGCTTCAGAATCAGGTGAGCTGGGACCTCGATACGCTCAACACAGCGACATTCGGAGCAGTCAATTCATACTATCTCTACGATGTCAAGGTCGGTGAGGAGTACGTCTATGAGGTAGCCTATACGAGTAGCCTCACTGATGCGAGTGGTAGCGTGCAGATAAACGTCACCAACTCATTCGCTGCTGGAGACCAGGTCATCATCACACAAGCTGATGGTGGTGTGGCGAACCCACAGCTCGAAGGACTGCACACCGTGGTCAGCGCAACGGGCTCGGCATTCGTTGTCAACGTCAACTGGTCCACGATCACTGATGCGACCATCAATGGCTCGGTGAATTATGCTGACAATCGCAAGACCATCATCAGAGACATCACTACATTTGTCAACAAGATGGTTTTCAATGGAGCCTTCAGATGGGCAGACTGGACCGCATATGACTACCTCGATTTCAAGCTCAATGATGTAGATAAGAGATGGCTGACAAACCAACCAACATCATTCCAGTGCACTCTCGGTCAAGACTTATGGCTGAACCTACTCAACCCGAAAGGCACTGACCGCATCTACTTCGAGAATTCGAATGGTGCTGTGTTCTATAAAGCACCGAGCTCACTCGATGACATCCTTCAGGTGGCTGTTGGTCCGAATAACTATGGCACATTGGTCGGCACTGGCTCGCTCATCGATGCAACCGTTGAGTGGTATGATGTATGGTTCAATAATGGAACGACACTACCGATACAAGACTCGGTCAAGTACCGCATCTACCTCGACAGACGTGAATCTATCAGTGAGCATGAGCTGCTGTTCCTGGATCGTCTTGGCTCATGGTCATCATTCGCCTTCCAGCTTCGAGCATATGAGCGTGGAGATGTGACTCGTGAGATGTACAACAGAGATGTGGTCGGCTACGTCAACGCATCAGACGAATGGACCTACACCACAGAGGACTTCGGCTTCAATACATACAACATAAATGTCATCAAGCGAATCGACCTCAACACGAACTGGATGACTCAAGATATGGCGACCTACTTCGAGGAGCTCGTCACATCACCTCAAGTATTCATCAAGTCAGTGACCTACACTTGTGGAGATGATTTGGTGCCATCGAGCAGCAGTTATCAACCAGTCATTGTTGAAAGCAACGCATACGAGATGCTCAATCAACGCAATAAGAACTTGATGCGTCACTCAATCAGCGTGCGCTTCGCAAACCAGGACAACATAAATGGTTAGAATACAACTCGAGAATGGATTCCTCGATGTGAAGGAAGGCACTGTCTTTCCTTTGAACTTTGCTGTCGGGGATATCCGTGACCTCACAAAGCGCAGCGGAGCATTCTCCAAGACCATCACCTTGGTGGGTAGCAAGAACAACCACGAGCTGCTCAACCACTATTATGATGTCAACATCTCCGCTGGCACATTCGACATCAATGCACTGACAAAGTGCAGCGTCATCCAGAACGGGGTGCCCATCATGGAGGATGCGCTGCTCCAGTTGCTATCGGTCAACAAGAATCAGCAGACAGATGCCTATGAGCAAGCTGTCGAGTATGAGGTCCTCATCAAGGACACGAGGGTGGAATTCTTTACAGCCATCGCCAACAAGGAACTGACTGACCTCGACTTCACTGACCTCAACCATACCTTTACTGCTGCTGACATCGTGGCAACATTCAACAACACGATCACTGAAGGCTTCAAGTATGTGCTGCCATACGACACCGACAACATCTACAACGTGCGCCAGATGAAGCCAGCCATCTACGCCAAGACATACCTTGACCGCATCTTCGCCACTGCTGGCTTCCAATATGAGTGGAGTGACTTGGCTGCGGCTCGCTTCGACAAGCTACTGATTCCTTACAATGGGGACAGCAATACATTCGACACCGCTGATTATTTGGTGGAGGCAACCATCAATGGTATTCAGCAAGAGACTCTGACCAACTCATTCGGCTCATATGATGACGTAAGCGGATGGACTGAAATCACTGACGTGCAAGGTTCATTCAATCCAACCACTGGAGTCTACACCATACCAATCACCACGAGCTCAACTGCTGGTGAGGGATACACCATCGAGTATGAGGTTGACTATGAATTCTATGTTGACAACACCAACACTGTTAATGTGTACAATATGTACAACGGATACAGCGCAAGACCGAGAATTGCAGTCAGCGTGGAAGGATATCAAGACCAGGTATCGAATGTGGATAACTACCAAGTCATTGGCACTGGCTTCACATTGGCACCAGGAATTCACAACTTCTCACCAGCGGCATCTGGTATCAAGAACGGAAACTTGATTGCTATGCAGAACGCATCTGGTTCACTTGAGATTCTTGCTGCCGATGAGCTCAAGATTCAAATCGGAGTGCAGCAGGTATTCACTGCGTGGTTCACCAACACTGTATTCCCATACACACCAGCACCAGACCCAGTATACTCGGTATTCAAGGTCAACAGCCTTCGAGTGCGTATCCTTCCAACAGCCAACATCCAAGTGATTGGTGGCATCCTGGACATCAACCAATATGTGCCACTCAAAATCAAGCAGAGCGACTATGTGAAGTCAATCTTCCAGATGTACAATCTCTACGCTGATACGGACACAGACCAACCCAACAAGCTCATCCTTCGCCATCGTGACGAATACTATGACAGCGGAGCGGAGAAGGATTGGACGCAGAAGCTGATGAAGGACAGAGAGCAGAATCTCATATTCCTCCCAGACCTCACTGCCAAGAAACTCAAGCTCACATACAAGGCAGACAATGACTCACCGAATGTGGTGTACACACAGATGACTGACGAGATTTATGGTCAGCTCGAGTACACCTTCGAGAATGAGTATGTGCGTGACACAGAGACCAAGGAGCTCATCTTCTCACCCACTCCAGTGGTTGCCACTACATTCGATGCCTATGTGCCAGCCTTGAATGGTGAAGCACCCAAGACCAACATCCGTATCTTGTATGATGGTGGCGAGCAGACGTGCGGCTCATGGGATTTGATTGAATACGGCACAACGGGTGAGCTCGGCATCACTACCTATCCGATGCTTGGTCACTTCGATGATGCTCTGACTCCGACATTCGACATCAACTTCGCAACGTGCGACTATTACTACTATTCACCGAGCACACTGACTGCGAATAACCTCTACAATCTCTACTGGCGCAGAACAGTCAACCAGATAAACGTGGGCAAGATGTTGGTGGCTTACTTCCATTTGACCGAGGCAGACATTCAGACGCTCAAGCTCAACGACAAGATTCGCATCGACAACTCATGGTGGAACATCAACAAGGTCATCGACTATGATGCCAATGCAGAGGTGCCAACCAAGGTGGAACTCATCAGCATCGACACCGAGATTGAGCTTGCTCCATTCGTAACGAATCCAGGCACACCAGTATCACCACCCATCACTGCTGCATCTCGTGAGTCAAATCTTGAAACACGATCAACAGAGGCGAATGTCAACCTATCTGGCATCGATGTCATTGTGCGTGGTGAGGGCAACAACATCGGTGATGGTCTGCGTGGATTGGTCATCGGTGATAACAAGACCCTTCAGGAGGATGGAATCATCACGCCTCGAATCAATGGAGCGGCTGCTGTGGAGCAGACTTATGTCGCACTACTAACGCAGAGCGGAACTGATGCACCGAGCGCAGTTGTCTTATCCGACAACATCGGAGCAATCACCTGGACTCGACTTGGAGCTGGAGAATATCTCGGCACACCAGACAGAGCATTCGATGCTCTAAACACTTTCGTCACAATTGGCAATGTAAATAGACGAGCATACGTCACAGCATATGTGAACAGCGATGGCAATATATCAATCAGCACATTGGCGAATGGATTCGAGATGACTGGTGAGAAAGGTTATACGCTGTCTGATAATTATTTGAACAACTCACCAATCGAAGTCAGAATATATGGCTAATGAAATAGAAATACCTCTCAAGCTCTCGGGTGTTCAGTCACTCAAGGCAGAGCTCCGCTCACTCAAGGCAGCCATTGCTGAAGCATCTGACCCGGAACAAATGGCGGCTCTCGCTGCCAGAGCTGGTGAGGTAGCGGATAGGATTAAGGATGCCAACGATGCTGTGAATGTGTTCGCATCTGGTTCGAAATTTGAGCAAATCAGCAACTCATTTGGTGGCATCCGTGACTCATTGATGTCACTTGACTTCGAAGAGGCATCAACCAAAGCACAGACATTCAGCAAGACTCTCGGCTCATTGAATGCCGCTGACATCAGTAAGGGAATAAAAGGCTTGACCAGCACCATCACAACTATGGGTGGCGCATTCGTTAAGCTCGGAGCGCAGATTCTTGTGAATCCAATCTTCCTGCTTGCTGCTGTCATCACCGCAATCGTGGTGACGATAGGTGCTTTCTTGAATAAGATTGGTGTGCTTCAGAAAGCCATTGACTTCCTATCTGCTCCAATCAAGTTATTGGTTGAGTCATTCAAAGAACTGACTGAATGGTTGGGATTGAGTACGGCTGCTTCAGATGACGCAGCAGAAAAGGTCAAATCCAACAATGAGAAGATTGTTGCATCTTCCAAAGAAAGAGCCGAAGCACAAAGTAAAGGAATCGACCAGGAGATTCAGCTTGCTCAATCGTTAGGCAAAGAAACCACCAAGCTCGAGATTGAAAAGACCAAGGTCACGGAAAGAGAGTCCAAAAAGAGATTGGCACAAACGCAGAAGGACCTCAAAGAATTGGGGGACAAGCGTGGTGTGTTAGCCGAGCAAGAAAGGGCAAGACTCAAGAAACAAATGCAAGATGAGAATGCCATCATCCGCCAAGCGCAGGTTGATCGTAAAGTCATCATAAACAAAGCCGCTAAAGAGGATGCGGATGAAGCGAAAGCACAAGCTGCCAAAGATGCTGAAGCGGCTAAAGCAAGAGCAGAAGAGGCAGCCAAGGCATACCGAGAAGGAAGAACAGCGATTCAAAAAGAGATTGCCGCAGCCAACAAACTGGTCCTTGATTCTGGAAAGACTCAAGAGCAGAAAGAAATTGATGACGTTAAAGCCAAGTATGCCAAGCTGATTGCAGAGGCTAAAAAATACAAGCAAGATGTCACAGCCCTAACTGCTGCGCAAGATTTAGAAATCAACAACATCCGCAAAGCTGGTGCTGATGAGTTCACCAGGATTGAGACCAAAAAGTCAACTGATATCGTCAAGGGATTGGTTGATACTCGCACCAAATCTCTTCAGATTCAAGCGGATGGGAACATGGCATCCTTCGAGGAGCAGCAGAAATACAATGAAGCTGTCATTGCAGCAGAAGAATCTCTTGCTCAAGCCAAGCTCGGAGCTGCCAAAGGACTAATCTCGGGCCTCACTGAATTGGCTGGAGAGAACAAGAAGCTCGCCAATGCACTCTTCTTGGTTGACAAAGCACTCGCCATCGGTGAAATCATCGTCAACACACAGAAGGAGATATCTGGCTACTATGCCAATCCATTGTGGAAAGCATTGCCTGATGGTGGTCTCGCACTCGCTTCAGCGGCTGCTGCCGGTGCCAAGATTCGTGCGGCAACTTCCATAGGTACTATCGTGGCTTCATCTATCTCCAAATTTATGGGTGGTGGTGGCGCATCCGTTCAGACTCCAAGTGCTGGAGGTGGAGGAGGTGGCTCTGCCAGTGTGGGCAACTCCGCTGTGCCATCATTCGTACCTGGCAACCTATTCGGTCAAGGCAACGCAGCGAACAACGTAACCGCACCAACTGGCATGGAGTCAGGTCAGAATATCACTGTCACTGCTGTGGTGAGTGAGACAGAAATCACAGCCACGCAGAACAAGGTCAACAAAATCATGAAAAATTCAGTACTATGATAAGCTATCAAGCACTCATCAACGAAATCATTGCTTTCTACAACGCCCATCTTCAGGTCAAAAAGGTAGGCTCTGACTTCAAGGAGCAGCTCTTCAACTTCGCCACCAAGGATGAGAAGTATCCGATTGTGTACATCGTGCCAGTGGATGCGATACCAACCGAGAACACGAATGATTTCACGCTTGAGATTTACTGCTTCGACATCATCCAAAAGGACCGTGCAAATATCAACGTCATCTTGAGTGACTGTCACCAGATTCTCATGGACTTGTATTTGAACTACACTTTCAACAACAATGATCGTGATTTCGATGTGGTCGGATTCCCAGCTTTGGTGCCGCTCAACAATGACCTCCTCGACTACGCTGCTGGATGGTTGATGACCATCACATTCACCATGGATTCATGGACCGACTGCCAGATTCCTAAACAAATCGGGGACTAATTGCAATATAAGTAATGGCACGCTACGCAAACACTGGAGAGTATAACTTCAAATATCCTTTGAGAAGGCGAGTCGCCAACACTCTCAAGAAAATCATCAAGGATGAAGCACTCATCGACACATACACCTTGTATGATTCTGTGCGTATCAACGCCAAGGTGACAACCGAGGGCAACCTACGCATTCAGATTGTTGCTGCTTATTATTTTGGCTACCTCAACAATGGTACTGCAACCATTGCTCCATTCGATTTGGTACAGAAATTCAACAACGCACTTGAGATGAATGGATTGATTGCTGAAATGTACGGAATGTATGTGGCTGACTTGGCGCAGAAGTTCCCAATCCTTGAGCTCGGTAATCTATTGCGTAAAAAACCGAAGGTCATCTATGACTTCGAGCCGCTATTCGGTGAATTCAACTACTCACTGGACTACTAAATCTCCAGCTCTTTTCTCATCGCCAAGAAATTAAACACAAGCACGAGCTTCATGTTGATGACTTGGTCGTATTTGGTGAGGTCACCGTTGCACATCGACCAGATAAGCTGCTCCCATCCCCATTTCTGCGATGACTTCTCACGCTCTGCTTCCTTTTTTTCTTCAGGGTCAGTGATATCATCGATGTCATCCACCACTTGCTCGGTCATTAGATTCTTGTGACTGGTGATAAAGTTGTCTCTGAACTTGATATACTCTGTAAGCACCCCATACATCTTGGTGATTGGATGCTCCAGGAAGTAATGAACACGACTTGAGGTCTTGAAATCAGTTGACTCCCATTTTGCGACAACTCCATCCTCCACGATCTCGGGGATGCGATACAGCAGAGCGCAGATGTTTGGAAGATATTTGATGTAGTCGCTGGTGAAGTAGTGCTCGAGGTCGATGAACTCACCGAGAGTCAGGTCAGTCATTGGCTTGAGATAGAACTTGCCAATCCTATCGGTATACAATTTGCTCGGCTCTGTGTAGAGCCACTGAAGGTCCTTGAATATCTCGGCTACCTCTGCGATATCGAGGTCATCGAAGTCATCTGGTATGGCATCTGTGAGCGCACAGAGGATATCGATGTTGTGGTTGAATGCACCATCCTCTGCTTTGAGTTGGCGCAGCTCAATGAACTGCTCAAGACTGACTTCCTTCCACCCCTTGGGCAGTATTGGCTTGGGCATATTCAGCGATTTTCTCGGTCACAAATACAATGTATGGAACGCAGAGCTCTGCCTTCTGTGTGCGGAATAGTTTTGCTTTGTGCTTGAGGTGGGCATCGGTGAAGTGCTCTGTGTTGGATAGGTCACTGCGCTTGAACATGATTGCCATGATGTCACTGATGTAGTGGTTTGGCTTGGTGTTCACAATCTTCTCGATGAGTTTTGTCTCTTTCACTGACAGTTTCAACTGCGCCTCATAGGTGTACCCTTCCAACTCGATTGATGTCTGTGCCTCATTGGGTGTGTATGAATCGAGGTTGAATTCTTGAACGAGCTTGATGAACTCGCTGAATGGGTAGTCATCCCACATCTCCTCCTTGATGCCAAGATATTTGAACATCTCAACATATTTTTCAATGTTGTCGAAGTCTTGGTTGTTAAGGATTTGGCTGATTTTTTCGAACTGCTCAATGGTCAGCTCGCTCATTTTGTTAGGAATCTCCTGGTCGAATATCTGTATCATAATACTAATTTTTGAACAAAGATAAAAAAAAAGCAATATAAGCATGACCAAAGACCTTCCAATTTACAAAATCACCATCGAGGATGAATATGCCGATGGCGAGAATTTGGGAATCGAAATGATTGCTTTCACCAATATGCCAGCCATAAAGGTGAAGGGACTTGCTTTCAATAGCGAGAATAAGATGCTTTTCGCTGATGATGTGAAATATCGCATCACTGCACCAGCCATGATACCGATGGACATCTATCGCAGAGATTCTGAAGAGGGTGACTATTATGTGCAGTTCACCGCTGATGTCATTGAGAAGATTCACGCCAAGTTTATGGCTGACCTCCGAAATCGTGACATCTTCAACTTGGAGCATGACACAGATAAAAAGGTACCAGCCTACATCCTTGAGACATGGATCGTGGACAACCCGACCAAAGACAAAGCATTTAGCACATTTGGCATCGAGGTACCGGAAGGAACTCTCATGGTGACTGCTCAAGTGACTGACCCAGAGTACTACAACAAATTGGTTGAAGAGGGTCAAGTTGGTTTTTCCATCGAAGGCTTCCTTGGTCTGAAACTTTCGGAACAATTAAATCTTAATACAATGAAGTTACCTGATGGAGAGCACACCATTGAGGACAAAATCTACGTCATCAAAGATGGCGAGGTTGTTGAAATCAAAGAGGTGGAAAAAGAACCAACCGAGGAAGTGGTTGAGGAAGAGATGTCAACTGAAGAGGTTGCAATGGAAGAAACAACAGTTGAAGAGACAACTGAAGAGTCTACCACTACCGAGGAGGAGATGGCTATCGACCCAGCAACAGACGCAGAAGCTATCCTTGCAATCGTCTTGCCAGTGATTGAGGAGCGTGAGAAGGCATTGATTGCCATCATCGCTGACCTCCGCAATCAAATGGAAGAGATGTACGCAGAGAAAGAGGAAGAGAAGGCAGAGGAGCAAATTGCCGAGGCTACAATGAGCCAAAAATTTGCCGCATTTAAGCAATTCAGTAATCAATAAAAAACAAATAAAAATGTCAAGAAAACTCCGTTTCGATTTGGATGTTGACGCATCCGCTCTATTGGCAGCGAACCCAGAGGCATTCTACTCTAAAGCATATTTGAGTGAAGAGTCTATCGCTGACAACTACCGCCTTTTACCAGGTGTGAAATCTAAAACCAAATTAGCGACTGTGCTTTTTGGAAATGTATTGCAAGCATCTTCTTGCCCATTCGATGCTCCAACTGACGACTTGAGCGCAGTTGAAATCGATGTATGTGCATTGAGTGCTATGGCTCAAATCTGTCAATTCGACCTTGAGCAATCATTCCTTGCCCTTCAAATGGCTAAAGGTTCAAATGGTGACTTCACTGTTGCATCTTTCATGGACTTCTACTGGAATGAAATGGCGAAGCAAATCGGTCAAGACATCGAGCTTATCCGTTGGCAAGGTGACACAACAAGTGAGAACGCTACATTGGCTCTTTGCGATGGTTACATCAAGAACCTTTTGGCTGACGCTACTGTTGTTGACGTTGCGAATACAACTGTAAACTCTGGTAACGTATTGGCTCAATTAGCTCTTATCTTCGCTGCTGCTCCTGCTGCAATCATCCGCAAGAAAGCTGACCTTCGCTTGTATGTTTCAACAAACATCGCTAACGCATACGAATTGGCTGCTGCTTCTGGCAACACCATGACATATGTAACCACTCCACTTCAATTGACATACCTTGGTGTGAAAGTTGTTGTTTGTGAAGGTATGCCTAACGATACAGCTGTATTGACTTTGAAAGACAACCTCATCTACGCATTCGATGCTGAAGGTGATGACAAAGCTTTGAAAGCTGTTAACCTTTCTGACACAGTTGCAGAGCCTTACATCCGTACTCGTGCCAACATGAAAGTTGGTTTCGTTCACGTGAATGGTGCTGAAGTAGTTCTCTACTCTTAATATATCCAGGGGGGTGAAATTCCCCCCTATTTTAACTGACTAAATTCAAAAAAAAAATGTGCGAAGCTTTAGAATCAATCGTGAAATCATGCGACAACAATAGTGGTGGCATTGAAAAGATTTGGATTAATCAGCAAGACAACATTGCGTCATTCACTTTAGATGCAACCAACACATGGACAATCGATGCTATCACTTTAGCTGGTGGTGCTCCTGATTATACTCCTTTCGAGATACGCAGAAACACTGGAAGCTATGTCGAAGATGCTGCCATCGACCTCGTTAACGGTTCATCTTATGTGACTGCGACAATCTCTTTGATGTTCCACCGCCGTGACCAAGACAAATCTCAAGCAATCAAAATCTTGGGTGCTGGTCAACAATACCTCAACGCAATTGTTAAGGATATGAACGGCAAGTACTGGTACTTCCCATTCCTTCAGTTGAGTGCTGTTGGTGAAGGTTCAGGTACTACTCGTGCAGATGGTAGCAAGTACTCTGTGACATTGATCGCAGAGAATGACTTCCTCGCATACGAGATTGAAGAGGCTGCTGTGAATGCTGTCATTGCTTAATCAAAAATCAACCTACTACAAAGAGCCATCCAACCGGGTGGCTTTTTTTATTATATTTGCATCACTTTAGTAATTCCAAAATAAAGTAAATCTGATTTGATTGCCCCATTCTATACGGATGGGGTTTTTTTGTGAACAAAATTTGACCTCATTGCAATATAAGTAAATGATTTACATTAACAAGGGAGAGGTGAATTCAATTGTGCTGACACTGACAGAGGTGTCGACATTGAGCTCGCCATATTATTTGTTCGTATTCCAGAACGAAATGAACCCAACATCCGACCCAATACTATTCACTGGACCCGACCAATCAGCATATCCAGAGCGATTCAATCTATTCTACCTGGATGAGCCAGTTGATGTCGAGCTAATGAAGGGACAATATACATACTCGGTGTATGAATCCACCATACCACCCACATCAATCGAGGATACCACTGGTGTTGTCATTGAAGAGGGCAGAATGGTTGTGAGTGGTGCATCGACATCATCAATTTACGATTAATCATGGGCATATTCGATAGATTCAGAGCACAAAAACCAGCAGAGATGGAAGTCATCTCGCCAAATTATGAGGCATTCAGCACACCATTCTTGAAAGTTGGTGGTGCAAACCTCTCTTTGCCATACGTCAACGGAAGATACACCACCGCTGGATGGATTCCATTCGGTCAAGACAATATGTATCCAGAGCTGCTCAATCAAATGGTGTTCAGCTCGCCTCTTCATGGTGCCATCGTGGACTACAAAACCAACGCTGTCATTGGTGGTGGCTTCGATATCAAAGTTGAGGGTGCAACTGCCAAGGATTTGCTTGATCTTTACACATTCGAAAAGAAAGTAAACATCAAAAAGATTGCAAGAGCAGTCACCGAGCAGTTGATTGTGCACAATCGTGTTTACTTCCGCTTGGTATTTGATGAGAAAATGAAGCTCAAGAGAGTGCACAACGTATCGCCAGAGAAGGTGAGACGTGGTCGTCAACCAAATCAGTACTTCATTTGTGAGGATTGGTCGGCTCGAATCAACGTGCAAGAAATCAAGAAGCACCACCCGACTTGCACTGACACAGAACAGTTGTTCGTTTATGAGGTCGAGACACTTGGGCAAGATTGGTATCCGTTGCCGAAGTACAGCTCTGCACTTAACTTCGCATTTTTGAGTGGCGACCTTTCATTTTTTGCAAAGAGCAACATTCAGAACAGCATCTTCCCATCATTTGCGATCATGTTCCCAAAAAGACCGCAATCTGAGGAGGAAAAGAACGTACTGCGTAACACCATCGACAAGCTAAAGGGAGCACAGAACGCTGGCAAGACTGCCGCATTTTTTGCGAACTCACAAGACCAGCTTCCAAAGATTGAAAGCATCCCAACCAACTCGAATGACAAGCTCTTCCAGGAAGCATCTGCACTCAACACAGAGCAAATCTGCTTTGCTCACACCATCGACCCAATCTTGATGGGTGTCCGCACCACTGGCTCACTTGGTTCTGGTAGCGACATCAAGCAAGCATACATAATCTTCGAGAAAAACGTTGTCATGCCATTGCGTGAGCAAGTTCAAGATATCTTCAATGAGATTCTACACATCGCCAAGCTCGGCTTCGCTGACTTCACGATCAACAACTTCCAAATCATCAATGAGACCATCGTTGAAATCGAAGGAGATGCAAGCAAGACATCTGATGCGCTCAACTCACTCAGCCCATTGGTTGCTACCAAGGTTCTTGAGACAATGACCATCAATGAGGTCAGAGCACTCGCATCACTTCCACCGATTGAAGGTGGTGACATCACGTCAAATCAAGCACAAGCAGCAGCACAACCTCAAATACCTCAAGCGTAATGTTGTATTTTATTACAGAAAACTACCTCAAAACCAACACGCCAATCACTGCCAATGTGGACGTGACTGATGTGTTCCCATATGTAGCCACTCAAGCACAGCTCCGAGTGATGCCGATATTGGGCACCGTATTCTACAACCACTTGCTCGATGCTTACAACAACCAGACGTTGACACCTGAAGAGGAGCAGCTCGTTGCATTCATTCAGCCTGTAATCGCATGGAGGTCTGCTGAAGATGCAGTCTTTGGCTTGACGTATCAGCTCAAGAACAAGGGACTCCAGCAGCAGAGTGGTGACTTCTCACAGCCAGTATCTCGCAGTGAGGTTGCATTCGGCATGGAGCACTATGCACAGAAAGCATCTTTCTTTGAGATGCGCCTCATCAAATACTTAATCAAAAACAAAGCGGAATATCCTATCTTCATCAGCCACGAGAATCGTGATACTGACCTTCGCCCACAAATCGAGTGCCTCCAGTGCCTTGGTGACTGCTGGTTCAATGGCGAATGGAACTGCGGATATCCACGCAACAACGGATACAACAATCAAATTCTTGTCATCTGATGAAAAACAGCCTTTTTATTTTGACCGCTTCATTCTTAACTATACTCGCACCAGTGCAGCCCATGGTATTGGTTGCCATTCTTGCCATATTCATTGACACCATATTCGGAGTATGGCGAAGCGTAAAGAAAGGAGGCTGGAAAGCATTCAAATCTCGCAGACTATCTGACACCATCGGCAAATCATTGCTCTATTGTGGTGGCATTGTGTTCACGTTCTTGATTGAGAAGTTCATCGCTGGTGATATCATCGCTCACTTCATTTCTGTGGAACTCATCATGACAAAATTTGTGGCTTTTTTCTGCGTAGTGGTTGAGGTGAAGAGCATCAATGAATCATATGAAAGCGTGACCGGCAAGAATATCCTTGCTGCCATGCGTAGATTCGTTACACGATCTAAAGCAGAACTCGATAAATGGCAGTAACTCCACTCGACTGCTCACGATAACTGAACACCGAGAATCCCCCGATGATACTGTTGTCGGGGTTTATTAAAGTCCAGTTTATTGGACAAAAAACTTGACAAATGGAATTAGACATCTCAAAAATCAAGCAAGTAAGACTCAAAGAGTCGCAGTACTTTGCCGAGGAGTCAGCCAAGACTCAAATCTATTTGCACCACACTGCTGGCAACGGCAATGCAGAGGCAGTGAGTCGATACTGGAACGGCACCAGCGATAGAGTAGCTACTGCTTTTGTGGTTGGTCAAGATGGATTGATTGTTCAGTGCTTCTCATCCAAGCATTGGGCGTGGCATCTCGGCATCAGCAAAGCAGAATTCAAAGGTCAAGGTGCCAAATATCAAAATCTTGACAAGGCTTCTGTTGGAATCGAGGTCTGCAACTGGGGATATCTCAAGGAAAAAGATGGCAAGTTCTACAACTATGTCAACACTCGAGTGCCTGACTCTATGGTGACCACCTTGAATGAGCCATTCAAGGGATTCAAGCATTGGTACAAATACACAGATGCACAAATTGAAAGCACTCGACAATTGCTCGTGTATCTATGTGATACCTATAACATACCGAGAGAATATAGAGCGCAGATATTCTCGCTCCACAAGGAGGCATTCAAGGGCACTCCTGGCATATATACTCACAATTCGGTCAGAAAGGACAAGAGTGACATCTATCCGTGCCCGAGAATGATTCAAATGCTTGAGAACTTATGAAGATTCTGTCTCTAATATTGGCAATATTTGCGACAAGTTGCACAGCCAACTATCACCTACGCAAAGCAATTAAGAAAGGGTATCGCTGCGATGAGGTTGGAGATACCATCCGTATCACATCAATCGACTCGATTCCGTACGTTGTAAACGACTCAATCTATTGGGAGAAGGTGCTGGTCCAAAAGGACACTATAGTGCGCTACAAGACGTCCTATGTGCCAAAAACAAGGTGGCAGACTCGCATCGAATACAAACTCAAGCGTGACACCATTCGCCAGGTGCAGAAGATTGAGGTGGCGAAGTACAAATCACAAAAAGAAAAGCCTAATTTTTGGGTGCTGATTCTTGGTTTTGTGATTGGCATGGGAACAATGTATCTATTCAGATACTCTAAATCCAATATATGATATTAAAAAAGCACGCCAAGAACATCCACGAGCTTCAACTCGAGGGCAACTTGGTTAAGATAGCGATGCTATCAGATGTCCATTGGGACAATCCAAAAAGCGATTGGAAACTTCTCAAGCGTGACCTCGACTATTGCCTGGAGAACAACATTCCCGTCATGATTAATGGCGATATGTTCTGCCTAATGCAAGGGCGTGGTGATCGCAGAGGCAACAAGTCAGACATCAGACCAGAGCACAATAATGCAAAGTACTTGGATAGTGTGGTTGAGACCGCTGTTGAATGGTGGCTGCCCTATGCTCACATCCTGACAGTCATCGGATACGGCAACCATGAGACCGCAATCATTAAGTATCAAGAGACTGATATCCTTCAGCGATTCGTTGACCTTCTCAACTACAAAGCTGGAAGCAATGTGTTCGCGGGTGGATATGGAGGTTGGTTGATTGTTCGACAGACATTCAATGGCAATGTGCAGATGGCTACCAAAATCAAATACTTTCACGGCAGTGGTGGTGGAGGTGTAGTCACCAAGGGAGCACTCAATTTGACCCGTGCTCTCGAGATGTATGAGGACTTTGATGTGTTCACGATGGGCCACATCCACGAAAATGCAGCTCGCAATGATGTGCGTGATACCGTTACCTACCATTCAAAGACTGGATATCGCCATCATCACAAAGACATCCATCTCATGCTCACTGGCACCTACAAGGAAGAGTATGGTGATGGGTCAAAAGGATGGCACGTTGAGCGTGGTGCTCCCATCAAGCCAACTGGAGGGCGTATCCTCACCATTGAGTGCGGAAGATATGAGGAGGATAAGGTGAAAAAAACCGCCAAGTCTATCGACTCAATCAAATTTCCTTTGTAATTTAGTACCGTATTCATAATACGTTGTTTTGGGGGAGCTTTCGGGCTCCCTTTTTT